ACTAGCCGTGATGTCTTCAGTTCTTATAGTTGTTCTAGCCATATCTAACCCTTTGGATATTTAGTCTTTACAGCTTGTCGTTTAGCTTCTAGGCTAACCACAGCAGAAGCTCTTTCCTCTACTACGTTTTCCCATAGGGCTACGATTAGGTCGTTAATGGATGGGTATTCAGCTTGGCGATTACGGGCATACTCTTGTGCATCCCATTTTGCTTTCCATTCTACATGGGCTGCCTCTATCTCTGATTCTGTTGGTTGTGGTGATGCGGATGACCATCTTTTAATAACCACCCCACTACCATCATCCTCTAGTGAAAAATCCACTTCTGGCGTAAATCCAAGTTCCATTAACCCTTGTACAGTAATCACCCTATACTCCTATATAAGTTTGAAACCACCGAAAAAACTATCGGCGTGTATCTGCATATCCGCTACACCATAAGCACTTGTGTAACCAAATACTTCTATATAGTCACTAGCTGAGACAGTTAGAATAGAAAATATCGACCAAGCAGTAATTTTATCGTGGAGAATGCCATCACTGGTCACTTGATAATTACCCCCACCATAAGCAAACCCAGTTATAGCTGATCCATTCTTGTATAATGCGCCCCTGACCCTATCAGTTACAGCATTATCATTGGCTAGTTGCAGATTTGCATATATAAAATATGTTCCAGCGGTTCCAAATACATAACGATAATTAGTATCCTTATCGTATTCAGATGCGCTGTCATAAATTTCTGTATCAAACTGGGCTTTAGACCAAACAGCATTACTAATTGCCTCATCAGCACTTAAATAAACGTGCCAGTACGGAGCATTGCTACCACCAGCAGAAGCCCAAGCATTGTCTCCTCTTAGAAATGTACTTGCAGAGGCTGTCCCAGTTGCAGATAACATAGCAATATCTACCGCATCAGTAGCAATGGTAAGGGCTGTAGCCCCCGTTACATCGCCAGTATGGGTAGCATTGGTTACCTTTGCCGTATTAGCAGCGATCTCGGTATTGATTGAGTTGGCTAATTTATCAGTAGTTACGGAATCGTCAGCAAGTTCTGCTGTGTCTATCGCTAATGTAGCCAACTTACTCTGCGCTATTGCAGCATTCGATGCTACCATATCATTGGTTATAGAGTTCTGCGTTGGGGTCATAGTAGTACCAAGATCGTTGATACCTATAACTTCCATCTCGTCTGTAGTGATAAGAGCCGTGTCCAGAGTTAAGGTAGTACCTGATACAGTATAGTTATTCTGCTGTTTAACGCCATTAATAGTTACAATTAAAGACTGCTCATTCGGTGCAGTCCATGTTAATGTATGCGTTGCAGATGTCGAACTGGTTACATCAACCCTACGGATATCACTAGACTTAAATTCAACATTTCCAATAAAAGACATTATGTTATCTCTAATATTCCAAGAACAGTTTCAAGGTCGCTATTTTCACTAGCGGTCATATGAATATCCCCAGTCGCCTCTAAATCTATTGGCTTGTCTAGAACCAAACTAGACCCTGCTGGAACTTGAACACTTTTTGCAACATAAAAATAAGTATCGCCAGAAGTTGCTCTTGCTTTTATATCCACATTAGCAGAGTTAGTTCCATCTATATTTGAAACGTAACAAGAATGAACAATAGACGTTGTAGCACCCGGTGCGGTATAAACTATACCACCACCTGTAGTTAATGCTGCGCCTTGGTTTTTAAATGTATTAGCCATTTAACCCCCCAAAGCAATTGCCATTGCAATCGCTGTGCCTTCTGCTTCAAATCCAGTAACAGCACCCCATGATGAATCTGTGCCATCATTAGTTAAAAACTTTCCACTCTGACCAGACATATTAGGTATTTGAGCAGCAGTAGATGTGCTTGGAAATGTGTTCTTTAGGACAAGTTTGATCATTTGCAAATGATCGTCGCCTTGACTAACTGGGTCACTCGATGTGGGATTTGTATCAACTAATTGCGTAATCCACGCAGCCGATTCTAATGCCATGATATTCTCCTATGTCAGTTCAAAAATACCAGTAGCACTTGGCGTGACGGTTAACGTGTTATCTTCAGCAAGCGTGAACTGGGAAGTAGTAAGCTTTGAAAAGCATACCAACTTTCCACCTTCTTCATAAATAACAGCGTACTTGATATTAGCAATACTTCCTCCAGTCGCGGTCCATACAACAGCCGTGGAGTCAAAACGAAATACTCCGGCAGAAGCACCAGCAGCCCAAGTTCTTGCTGTTACTGAAGCACCACCAGTTGTATACCCATTGCCATTAGCAACTTCACTACCAAGTGAAGCATAAGTGGATAGAGCAGCATTGTTTAAATTAGTACTTCCTGCAGACGTATGTAATGACATTGTAAAACCAGTACCAGTACCAGCCAAATCAAAATCCGCTTTGCCAAGATATTCCCTAAAGGAATCATAAAAAGCCCAAGCAGTAGCAGCCATGTTAGTTTACCTCCTCTTTTTTCCTTAATGAATCTGGATTCTTAATTATATGAGAGATTAGGCCGTCTCCATGCACAATCATCTCATACGATTGTCCAGTCTTGGCTATCATTTCAACAAATTCCTTTGCTTGATGATAATGCGCAGCAGTACACCTAAATTGTTTTCCAGCAACTATTACATCTATTTCCTCTTCACCATCATTCTCATGCTGGCTATAAGCATGATGGTCTCCAAATATACAACTATCCCATCCGTAAATTTCAAACCTCTTAAAACCAAGAAGCCTAAAAAGATGGATCGCTCTTAAAGAAACTGTAGAACCACCCATTATAGGAAAGTATCTTCCGTCATAAGCTTCATCAAGAAGATCAGTGTTTTCATCTCCTGCAACATGCCATATCCAAACATAGTTATCTTTTAGTTTCTCAAAAACAGATGGATGGCATTGAGAAGAAATAAAATACCTGCAAGTGTCTACTTTTAAATCTACAAATCTGTTATTAAACTCTCTCGCGTCCAACATAACCATTGCGGAAGGAGTAACTCCATTCTTTATACAATACTCATAGGAGCCATTGACTGTAATAACTGGCATTCCATTTCTTTTCTTCTCTTTCAGGTCTTCAAATGTATCTTTAAGAGAAGGGCCGCCCAAAACTAAAGCAACTACTTTGTCCTGAGTTTCGTGTGGCTCAACCTGCTGAACACTAAGCTTAACATTTTGTTTGATATTCTCTCTTATAGATTCTTCACCTGTATTAAGAGAGCAAATAATATCCGGAACTGGTGAACCAACCTCAACTGAGGGAGCATGTCCCTGCATAGAAGATTTAAGCACCTTTGAATTGCATCCTTACTTCAAGACCATTAGCAGCAGTACCCGAACAAATCGTATCAATATCAATACGAATAACATCGGCTGTACTTACTCCATTATTAACTCCAACCACTGGAGCCGTAGCAGCCGTAGATGAATCCACCTCACCAGTATCTATGGTTATCCCAGTAGACAACATATCATTACCATCTGTTTCATTATGAATCATTACAGTTGTAACGCCTGTTGTTCCTGCCGTATAAACGTGCGCCCCTATTTCTCCAGAGACAGTGCTTAAGTAAAGGCCATCAAGCGTTTGAGGAACTGTTATACGGGCAATCCCATTTCCAACATAAGTAGGAATTCCATCGGGAAGAGCCTTTATAACTAAAGTCCTATTAAAGAAAACTGTGTTAAGAGGGGCTATCTTTTTAACCGCTGTCGCAGACGCATCATAAATTGCTATAAAATCAGCAGTCTTATCCATTGTAGCAATTAAACCAAGATTATTTATAGTGTCATCTTTTCCACTGTTTAAGTTATTAAAATTCGCATCAACTTCATTGTAAGTTAATGGAGAGCCTTTTCCCGCTCTTGTGACAATTGTGACTGGCATTTCAATAACTCCTGTAATTATAATTCATTTTCAGCATAACCAGCTACCCAGTAAAAAGGCTCAACATAAGGAAGAGCGCCATAAGGAAAAGCCCTTGGACTTTTTTCATAAAACTTTTGCCCATTGGTCATCCTATAGGCAACTCTACGAGGCGGTCCAACTCTTCTTCCGCCTATTCTAAACCTTCTCATTAATATCTAGCCTCCGCTTCTGGCTCTAAAGAACGTCTTGTTCTTGATATAGGAGGCATCGGGTCCATATCGTAAATTCTTGAAAGGGCATCCAGAAAATCTGGGTGTATAGTTGGAAATAACATATATTCATTCCTTCTAACCCAATCTACTAGATCATACACCTTCCCCTCTTCATCTTTCCTTATGATCTTCTTAGAGATCAAGTACTCCTGTTTTTTTATTTTATAATCTTTCTGATGAGAAGTCAACTTTTTCTCATCTGTTGGGTAAGGAAAGAAAAATGAACCATCTTTAAGATCAGGCTCAAGTCTTTGAATTCGATCTCGTTTAGACTGAGGACCACCACCACCTGTCCAATTTAATTCGTAAACAGGAAAAGAACTTCCATCAATCCGCATCATTTCTTTGAAATGTTCTATATCAGATTGCGCACCATATCTTTCATAACCAACTTTAACTTCTCTTACTCCCGGCGCTCTCTTCCATTTTGATCTAAGCATCTTTAATGCAGACCATCTTTCAGACAAGGAAAGCCTATGACAAACCCCATCAAGAAGAAACTTATTATAGTTTCCATCAACTCCTACAACAGCTATAGCGGTCCTATTAGACTCTCTTTTTCTGGAGTGGGCGGGATCGCACATAATATATGCATTCAAAGTATATGGACGAATTTCCCATTCGTTCCACCACTCTTCTTTGAATGAAACATCTGACCCAGCAATTGGATTTAAAAGTTGCTGGCAAGCTACAGTATAAGTAGAGGTTGTTTTCTTAATCTCCTCCCATCTTCCTTTCTCAAGAAAAACAGGATCACCATCCATTTTACCATCTATGGTTGCGGGATGAATTCTAGGCTTTACTGCTGCTCTTTGCAAAATAGTCCCATAAGTATCTCCATACGAGTACCTAGTTCCGGCATACTGATAACGGGGGTGATGTGTTGAACCCAAGTTCAATGACAACTCCCATTGAGTTGTTGTCTTTGCTATTTGTTCTGGCGTATTAACAGCATCTTGAACAACTACGTCGTCATAAATAATAAGATCAAAATGTCGTCCAGTAGGCTGACCATCCACAAGTC